GAAGTAATAGATACAGACTGAACTGATTTATCTGCTTTAGCACCTTGTGCAGCTGTTGCAAATGTCTCGGCACCTTTAAATGCGGCAGAACCAAGAGCACCAGAGGCATGCGGAACTAACTGTCCGGAAGTATTTGTTACTACAGGAACATTGGCTGTCGTTCCAAGATCTGCTCCATTTACAGGAACTTGTCCCTGTGAAGCTCCAGCTCCTTTATATGCAGCAGATCCCAATCCTTTTACTGCTATATCTGTTGCTGCTCCAGTTCCTGTTGTTACAGAGATTGTACCGTTAGCAGAACCGGTAACTACTTTACGAACCGCATTAGTTGCAAGTGCGCCCTGAGCAGCGGTTGCATAGTTAGAAGCATTTGTATAAGCGGCACTTCCAAGTCCTTTAACAGCAATATTGTCCGTATCTTTTCCATCAACAGTTAATTTTAAAGTACCATTATTAGTTCCGGTACTAAGAGTAACAGTCTGTACTGAGCCATCACCAATCAGTGCAGAGATTTCTTCTGGTGTCATAGTTGCATATGGCAATTCAGCAAATGTTTTAACTCCATCACCAATTTTAATTTTGTAAGCACCAGATTCTGTAATTTCAATCGCTTGTTCACCCTTTAACAGAACAAGCGTAGATTTCGCCCAATTAGCGGTTGTATCCGATTTAAGGGCAATACGAGTATTCAATGTCTGTGTAGCCATTTACATCATCCTTTCGAGCTACCGCATTGCATGATGAATTCCTTTTCAGGATCAAATGCCAATGCATAATATTTGATATTATTATCATCCCATCTATAGATTGCATTTGTGGTTGTGTCCACATAAATTGCGTTTGTTTTACCAATTGTTGGAAACAATGTATAAGATGCATAAGGGATGACTTCTTGCTGATCAGCTATATATTTTTTAATATAATCAACAAGCTCAGTAAGACCTTGTAAATTAAGAAATTGTTCTTTCATTATCCGCACATCCCTTCGCTTTAATTAAAGCAAGGGGAGTAACCCCTTACTTTATGCACTAAATAAACCTTTGATAGACGCACTTGGAATTGCTTCATATCCATCTCCAACAAGCCCTTTAAGAGCGGTGATATCAGATGTGTTCTTAGCAATCTTCGGTTTTTCAGTAGCAAGATCTTTTTCTACAGCAGTAATTTTGCCTTCTGCTGTATCCATTCTGCCTTTAACAGCAGTAATATCTTCTGCATTCTTTTTATCAGCAGCTTCTAATGTAGGTAATTTCTTTTCAATAGTATCAATTCTTCCTACAGCAGCTTCAAGATCAGCAGCTTTTGCATACTGAGAAAGATCAGAGTCTGCGAGAGCTTTAGATACATACTCAGCAATATAGCTTACAATATCTTTGGATGTAGCAGATTCTGGAAGAGTACCGATAAGAGTCTTCAGCTTTGTGATATCCTCTTTATTTGTTTTGATCTGAGAATTCATTGTAGCAGCATCAGATGTATGTGTAGAAATCCAATCAGAAATCTCTTTCAGTGTATCATATGCTTCTGGAGCATCTGCGACGATTTTAGCGACTGCATCTGCAACAGCTTTCTTTACTGATCCGTCACCAGTGCCATTCAGTGTTCCAATAGCTGCTGTATTAGCAGCAACGCTTGCTTTTAATGCAGAATCATCATATGTGCCTGTTTTTACAGCTTCTTTAATATAAGAAACTACATCTTTAGCTTTTGCATCAGCAGGAATAGTACCAACATAAGACATTACTTCTGTTTTTGCTGTGTTAGCAGCTCCGGCTGCATCGAAATCTGTAGCTGCCTTTCCAGAATCTACCAGATTACCATTAGCATCAAGACCTGCAAGATGTCCGGAAATAGCTCCTTTTACTTTATCTGCCTTACCTGTTGGCTGAGGAATAGTAATAGTAAATGCTGCTTCATCAATAGTTACTGGAGCAGTTTTTGTGTAGAAATAAAGTGTGTATCCGTCTTCTGACTGAGATACTGTTTTAATTGAGTTTTTGACAGCCTCACTGATTTTAGAGTCAATCTGTACGTTATGCAGATTTAAAAACTCCTGAAGATTAGAAAGTGTAGCGAACTGTAATTTTGCCATAATTAATTTCCTCCTTGAAATATATTTGTTAAATCTTTAGAATCAATACCACCAAGTTTTCTATCTAAAGCAGCGTCAATATGTTCATCTAAAACATCCAGAACAGTTTCTTCAATGATATTTGAAACATATTCTTTTACAGAATCAGCACTTGCAAAATTCTGTTCATTAATCCAGCTTTCAGTGACATAACGATCAGTCGTATATTCACCATCTTGCTGAATGAAATACAATGTAATAGATTTTCCTTGCATTTTTGTGATTGTTGTGCTAGAAGTATCAGCATCATGAGATACAAGATACAGAACATCGTCTGCAGAAGATTGAACAGTAGTATTGTTTCCGCCAATGATACATTGGCCTTTTACTTTATAAATACCATCATCGAGTGATGATATCTTCACAGGAACAGTAAGTGTACCTATAAGATTTACAATAGGTACGTCAAATAATTTGTTATAAGATAAGCTGTTGATATAGTCTACAACAGTGGACTTATCTTCAAGATTACCGATTATATTATCTAAAAGAGTAGAAAGCTCAGAAGATTTGACATAATTATCCAATCCGATTGTTTTCTTGACCTCTTCAATAATATGACCTTTATCTTCATCAGTCATAGATATGTCATAAGAGAAAAGCAGTTTATCTCCAGAGAAAAACATAAGATTTGATCCGATGCATTTTACATCTGTAATCTGCTTATCACCTTTGACATATTCTAATGTGTTGTCGATGGTCACCCACGCTATACTCTTACTGTCTTGAATGTAACAAAGTCCTGGGTATTTTAGCACCCCTCTTTGTAAAGCCTTTTCTGCAATTTGCTTAGTTGATGCAGAATACCAGGTTGGAATTAACGCCATGCTGTGATCACCTCTTCAATTTGTCATATTCATATTTTGAAATTTCTTTTATTGCATAGATGTTATTATCAGGCGGAAAATTATAGAGACCTTCAATGTGCCATCCATATTTTCCGTCTGAACTTAAAATAGCCTGTGCTTCTGTGATATCACATAGAAGCAACAGACTATGTTTTTCCTGATATTTGATATACAGGATATGATTAAGGACATCTACGACTTCATCATTTTTGATTACTTTATAATACATGTGATATCCTCCTTATAAGAGGGGAATGGTTACCCCTTACTTGAAATTGAGAACATAAGTAAGATTCCAGAATTCTGTCCTGGATAAGAGAACCCATATGTTCCACCGGCTTCATTGACTGTATACAGCCAGTTTGCAACTGTAGCATTTGGAGATCTGGTCCAGTAAGATTTATACTCCGTAGGAGTAGAAGAATTTGCTTTCTTTCTGGTATCATCATCTGTGAAATAAGCAATAGGAGCATTTGTTTCAGAAATATATGGTTCAGAAGTAGCAGTAGGATCAATTTCGTACAGAGATGGAACATAGAATCTGCAATTAGATACGGATGTATCATTTGATTTATTACCAATAGAAGAGTATACTTTTACAGGTTTGATCAGAGCTTTCCATAAAGGAGAAATAGCTTTAAGCAAACGTGTATTCAGCCATGTGTTCAGAGAAGATTCAGCCCATCCACCTGCATTTGTGCTCTTATTATTATAAGGTTTTTCTGTACCAAGGAGATTAGAAGCAACAAATGTAATGTTAGCTCTCTTTGAAGCAACGTCAGACAGATAATATCCTTTAAACTTAGCCACTTCCATAGGGATTACTTCGTGGATCCATGCAGCAATATCCATACATTGTTCTTCACCAAGATCTGCGTACCAGACTTTAGCCCAATGTATAGTGCCTTTTGCAAAGTTTTCATATGCTCCATCGTCAGCTTTAGAACATCCAAATACGAGAGTGGAACTATGCTCTGGAATCCTGATCGCATTCAGAGTAGTAGAAGATACTTCTTTCCCAGTCATGTTTGAATTGTATACATAAAGCTTCTGACTTCCAGCTTCATGACGGAATACAATAATCTCTCGGTTTGTTCCAGCAGATGGAGTTATACTATCAGTATTCCATGAGAAACGAGGTTCCTGAGAATACCAGAGTCTAAATCCATTAGAACCGTCACCTTGGAAGCACTGTGCAAGAGTGGAGTTTACACTATTTCCTGAATCAAATTCAAAGTCAATAGCAATTGTAAAATCTCTGTCTTTTTCCATGATCTTTAATCCGGTGTCAATATAGTTTGTTCCATCAAATTTAGTCGCAACTGAAATAACTTCATGCTCTTCAATGTCGCCATAGCTATAATCAACACCAAGTTTGAAATCTAATGTATCTTTTAATGATAATGATTTTGTTTCAAGTCCCATTTTCATAAGAGTATAAAGCTCAACCTGTGTCATATTGGCCAGATCCTTACCATCAAAGTATCCATCTACGTATTCGCAGGTTTCATATACTGCATTGATCGTTTTATTTCCATCGACAAATCCTGACTTATCCCATCCTTTAAACAGATTGTACTTATAAGCAGATTCCTCAGCAGTATAAGTAGGAGTGTCACCTGTATATTTTACATAAGAACCATACTGGGCAGTAGATTCTTGAAGAGATAATCCTTTAGAAACATATTTTACAGTATATTCACGCACTTTGCTATTGTATACAGCTTTGATAGTTCTGTCAGCGAAGATTCCAGTTAGAGATCCATCCCAGCCTTTGAATGTATAATCAAGTTTGATTGTGCTTTCTTTGGTAGGAGTAGGAATCGGATCAATGTCTCTTGTAATAGGATCAACTGCATTTGCACCTTTATCAACGTACTGGATATCAAGGATAGTATTACTTTCATCATCATTTATAAATGTAACTTTGAATTGAGTAATGATTGAATCGTAAGTAAGAACAAGGTCTGTCCAGATTCCAGGTTCATCTTCAGAACCAACAAATTCTTTATATTCCTGCTGTCTGACTACAGGAACATGAACAGATCCAGTAAGAATTGACTGCTCAGTAGTAGCGCCATTATCATCAATACCGGCAAGTTTTGATAATTTCAGAAGAAGCGTAGTATCATCAAGATTCCATGAGATACCAGTAATTGTTACGGTACGAAGAGTATTAATAGCAGCATTTAAGATAGCAAGAGCATCTACGATAGAATTCTGACATACAAATGTCTGTAAATTATCGTATCCTGCAACCTTAAGATCAGTTAAGTCTTTGAGGTTCTTGAGTGTAAGAGTGTTGATAGAAGATGGGAGAGAAGCATGAGCAATCTTACCATGATTAGCAAATAATACAGATGTTACAATAGTTCCATCAGCATAAAGATTAATAAGATTTTCACATGCAGACAGGTTAACAGATCCTGTAAGATTTGGACAATTACGAATATCCAAAGTCTCAAGAAGAGTATTATTACCCATATTAAGAGATGTCATAAAAGTATTCTGATATCCAGCTGTATTATTACCAATGATAAGAGTTTTCAGCTTAGAAGCCTTTGAGAAATCATTATCATGAATATAACAAGCAGAGAGGTCATTTAGTGCCTCAATTCTTGATGCAGCATAGATAAGAATAGCTGTATCATCCATATTTGTTAAGTCCGTAGTAATCTGATATTCTTGTCCGGCTTTTGCACGTACCTGAGTAGTTTCTGGTGAATTACCATAAAGTACAGAAATATACATATCAGAATAAGGAATGATTTTCAGAGTATAATCTGGTTTAACTACAACTTTCTTAGGTGTATTACATCTGAACATAATCTGATCAGACTTTACATCTGTATGTAAGAATTTCGTTCCCATATAAATATGCTGGTCACGTTCCCATTGTCTGAGATGATATTTTCCACGTCCATTCATCATCTCATTAAGGAATCTTACTGTTCCAGCACGATATGTTCTTATATACAATCTTTCATAGTGGATTCTCCACAGTTCTTCTGGGAACTGATTCTGCCATGCTTCATACTCATTGATTAAGTGGGAGTCTGACCAACAGTTAGAGTCTACAGACTGATACATGTTTCTTAATTCTTGTGTAAATACATCACGTATTCTGCACCACAATACAGATTCAGCAGCATTAAAAACATAACCAGATGAAGGATTTCCTTCTTCTTTATAGTCAGTATCTTCCTTACCATATGGGAATGACAGCTCACCTGAATTATTAATACCAAGCTGAGTGTCCATATCATATGCCCATAGATCAAATCTATAACCATTATGCAGAGCGGCCGCATCATCATCTATAGTATAATATTTAGCTTTATCACCCATAGTTGTAGCTTCTTCCTGAGTGATATAATGTTTTGCCCAATGTGGGAAAACATTCTTGGCTCTATTGTCAATCATACTATATCTGAGTGTAACTAAATAGAAATAGAGCATTGCATCCTGAATACACCAATCTTTCAAGCCATCTTTAAATTCTTTATCACTAGACGTAATTACAAACTCATAGAAGTCTCTCCAAATCTGTTTGTTATCTGTACGTATTTTCTTTTTTGCTTCATCAGAAGTAAGAGCAGAACCATCCTTAGAATCGCCGCAACAATCATATCTGAATTCAAATGATCCATCCCAGTTATTATACAGAGCATCATATGCTGTATTACCAGTTTTCCATTCAGCTTTACTGATAGGATATTTCATAGTTCCATCTTGGTTTGTTATACCGGTCTGGAATGCAGAGTTTGGGAGAGTATTGTCACTGATCTCAATACAGAATTCTTTCATATCCTCTGGATCATAAGCTCTTGTAATATCAGTCTTCTTTGAATCTCCCATATTACCGAGAGAGTAGAAGTGCCAGTCTGTATCCTGAAATTCTCTATGAGTAGTAATATCAGGATCAGATTCTTTAATAAAGATTACACAGTTGACAAATTCCATAGAGTTTTTAACTTTAGGATCTCTACGTACCGCAGGACTTTCATATGGTAAAAAGTCGTTGAATCTCTTCTGTCCTAATGCATTAGTTGCCATATTTGAAGATGCTACATTTACTTTAAAATTCCACCAATTATTTGGAACAGAGTTTCTTGTAAGACTAATCTTACCAGTTCCGTCCTCATATTTTGTGCCATCACCAAGAACTAACTCTGTCTTATAGTTAGGATCAAGAGGAATCTTACTATTGATCTGATGTACACCATCCGCACAACAAATAACATCAATATTTCTGGCAGCAAAACCATATTCATTACTTGTAGTTCCCTGTCCGGCGTGGAAACAGTTAATAAATTTCCAGTTATCTAATTTAGGATCCCCATTCTTATAAATACATTCCATAGAAGTATTTTTAACAAAATCCTTCTTGTCATTTGTGAAATGCGGCGCTTCAATTTTGATTACTCTTAGATTCGGGCAAGCATTAGCTACAGAATCTGGAGTAAGAGCATTGTTGTCATTGTAGATCTGGTTTCTATTATATCTTGCAATCATTTCATCTGAATCTCTAGCATCTGCAATAAAGTTAGCAAGAATGTCAGAATCTGTGAGAGAAGCAGAATAAGCTTTCATTCTATAAATCAACACATCACAATCCGGAGAACCAATAGAAATTGGGGTAGGAGAATACTGGTGCAGTCTATGAGAATTATCATAAATAAGAGGTCTTCCTCCAACTCCGTCTTCATAAGTCATAATGATAGAAGTTGCAGATGTGTCTTTTGTATCAATTGTATTGATATTATATTCAAATTCAATAATATCCTCTTCGCTATATGGAAAATATAAGCTGTCAGTAGAAGTGTTCACGTATGCTTCGTGAACATCCATTTTAATACCTACGTCAGAGCCTTCAGTACCATCAATACATGATAAGAAAGTAGCAGAAGCATTACGAACATTCTGAGTCTTAAATACAAATTTAAATTCAGAACCAGTCTGTTTCGGGTCTTTTCCGAAGAGATTATAATTAATCTGAGCAGTTGTTCCAGCTTTTACACAGAAATACTGGTTTCCAGAAGCATCAATCTGGTATCCACCATTATCCCAGTCAAAGTTATCTGATACTGAAAGAGTAATAGCAGAGTTATTTTTATCGGTCCAGAGTCTGTCGGTATCTCCATTGGATTTTCCAACAGGGTTAAAATCAAATGCTAAGTTGGCTGTGATTGGTTCAACATCAATATCAAGTTTAGTGATATTAACTGATAAAATCTTAGTCACTTTACGACATGAGATGGTCAGGTTATGTTTTCCTTCAGTGGATGACTTATAACTCCAGATTTGAGCAGAACGATTTACAGAAAGAGTGCTCTGTACTTTACCATCAATTGATAGTTTTACAGAGGCGGGATTGTGATCAGGATCATATACAACATATTTAATACTTGTTGCCTGGTACTGTTGTGCTGTAAATTCCTGTTGAGCACATCCAATAATAGGAGTTCTATTTGTAGGATCAACACAAATGATATCTTTACAAATAGTATTTGAGGTTATTTCTTTATTGTTAATTGTCGCAGTCATATATACTTTGAGTAAATGGCTG